CCTTTCTCTGCACGGTCGTGGAGCTGCTTCAACACTTCTTTCAGCTTTTCGGGGATAGGCAAACCCAGGTGCGCAGCGTTCTCCAAAATGCTGACACCCTCGTTGGAGAGGTAAAAGAAAATGACGGCAGTGCGCAGGACGCCGGTCTCTCCAAGCACATAGACATCCACAATGTTTCCGATGCCGACAAGCGTGAAAATCAACACCTTGCGGCAGATGCCCTTGAAGCCAACCTCACTGGAAAGGTTCTTGTCCGAGATCGCGCAGAGGACGCCGGTGATGTAGTCGATGACCACAAAGGCAATCAGAGCATACAGGAATCCGTCCACACCGCCGAGAAACCAGCCGAGAACGCCGCCCAGGGCGGTGAACGCGATCTGAATGCCATTCCAAATCTGTTTCATATTCGTTTCCTCCTTATTCTTCTTTAAAATGAACAAACGGCATCAGCAGCCCGATGTCGTTTGCAGATAACAGCAGGTTTTCCGTGATGGGAATGTCGATAGCTTCTACATCCGGCATAACCTCCATTGCTAACAGTTCTTCCAGTTCGGCGGCGGCTTTCGGCTCGTTCTCTGCGGAAAAATCGAAGCTGCCATCCTCCTTTGCCGTGCCGTACTTTTCAAAGATCTTCTGCCGCTGTTCGGCAAAGAAATCCGCCTCCTTCTGCAAAGCAGAAATCATGCGCTTGAGCTTGTAGGCAAGACGAAGCTGCAGATCTCCGGCAGACAGCTTGGACAGCGCCGGAACCGCCAGAACGATGTCCTTCAGTTGTACTTTCATGTGCGTTTTCCTCCTTAAGTGCCGATCAGCCCGTATTTCACAAGGATGCCGACCAGGTTGTTCAGAATTTTCAGATAGTTGGATGAGGTCGCCGCCGAATAGCTCATATTTTGCGAATAGGTGCTGAGCGTCTGCCGCGCGATAGGCGTTCCGGCGAAGAAGCCAATTTTCGAGCTTGTACCCGAGCCGATTTTTACCTGCACAGAACCGAGATAGGCATAGTGCCAGTAAAGGCTTGCCGTACCGAGGTAAAAGGGGTACGAGGTGCTGCTTGAGGACGGCTTCAGTTCGCGGGATGTGCTTGCCGTGATGTAATAGCTGGTGCTGCCGCCCATTTTGACCTCTTTGCCCGCCATATTGGGATCGGAGCCGCCGATAACAGTGCCGTTTACCCGCAGCGAACTACCGAACGCATCCAGATAGCAGGAGCTGTTCAAATACAGCTTGCTGATGTATCCTGTATCCCAATAGTAGACGGGCGAGCCGAGACGGTTGACTGCCGCGCCGTTTGCCACGATTTCAAAGGTACCGCCGTTAAAGCCGATGTACCCATCGTTGTTTCCGTTGCGGATCGTGATCTTTTCGCACCAGACATTTCCGAAGGTGTAGGAGATATTTCCGAGATCCCAGTCCACAATGGTGGCCGGTCGGACGCAGTGGTTTTTCGTATCAATGACCAGCGCGTGTGTGCCAACGCCGTCCCAAGAAGCAAGCTTGATCTGCGTTCCGGCGAAAATATAGGTGTAATCATAGTTCCAGGTGCCATCTCCGCCGATGTACATAGTGGTGCTGGTATATTCCTTCAAGCTGACCTTACCGGACTGAGAGTAGATGGTCTTGACCTTCAGCGTGGAGGTGTCGATGCGGTCGGCATGGATGGTGCCGGTGGTGATATTCGCGCCGTTGATGGTGGTCTTTCCCGCCGTGCCGAGGGCAGAGATTGTCACATAGCCGGAGAGGTCAATGGTATCTGCCACCAGCTTGACGGCCCGGTCGGTCATGGTGAAATCAGATGCGGATGTGCCGGACTTCACCAGCCAGTTGATCTTGTTTGCCGTCTGCGTGACCGAAGTGATGTTGCCCTCCGCCGTCTCGATGCGGGTCTTAAAGCTGTTTACTGTCTGTGTCAGGGTGGAAACGGACCCTTCCGCATTTTCGATTCGCGTATTAAAGCCGCTGACCGTCTGGGACAGCGTGGATACTGCGCCCTCGGCGTTTTCAATGCGCGTATTAAAACCGCTTACAGTCTGTGAGAGCGTGGAGAGATTTCCGTCTACAGTTTGGATGCTGGAAAGCAGCTTGCCGTCCGCAGCCTTGAATTCCTGCCGCACTCGATCAAGCTGAGTCGCGGTGGATGCAAGCAGGTTCGGCACGTAATCGCCGACCTCCACCCGCACGGTGTAGCGGTAGAAGGGGTCGTACTCGATGCTGATGATGCGCGTGTCCACATTCACACCCATCGGCGTATAGGTGATGTTCACCTCGTCACCCGCCTGCAAGTCGGCCATTTTGAAAAGCGAAATTTCGTAAGACTGCGTATTTTCCCGGCTGTCAATGGTCACAGTCAGATCGGTCACATTCTCACCGTCCATTAGATGCTTGCGGACAGTGCTGCCACGATGCTTTCGCAGGTTGATTTTGTACCCGTCGTACTCCACCTCGCAGCCGCAGGCGTCAATGAAGCGCATGAGCGCACTGCGGCGGCTGAGAGGGCTTTGGTCGGTGAACGCGCATTCCACACGCTCGGTAGCTTCGATAACACCCACAGAAAACGGCGTGCCGGACAACAGCTGCGTCATGCCGTCTGCCGGAGTTCCTTCAAATACGAAGGTCACTAAGTTGTATTTCTCATCGTTGAGCGTGTACGAAATATGTTCACACTGCACCGTCGTAACCGGAAAACCGCCCGTGATCTTCTTGGATACACGGACGATGTTGTAAAACTGACCGTCCAGCTTCGCGGTCATGCCGATAGACAGCGGCTGCGACCGGGAAGCAAGGACGGAGAACGAAAGCGTCCGCTCCCCGGACAGCTTGTCGCAGAGGGAGGCGGAGAGCACGCGCGGGAAGCTGCATTGGAGCGTCCCAGTGCTGTTATAGATTTCAAGCATATTAGATGCCTCCTAACTAATCAGTCCATAGGCCTTTAACGCTGTAATAAGGTTGTTGATTGCCGTATTGCAGGACGCAACGGTAGAACCGGTGGCACGGGAAACAGCCTTTCTGCCGATAGGCGTTGTGCCGAAGAATCCGACTTTTGCACCTGTCGTTGTTCCGAGTTTCGCCGATGTCACGACATTCAGCGTTCCAATATTACCGTAATGCCAGGGGTATCCTGAAGTTCCCAGATAAAATGGATAAGAAGAACTGGATGTGCTTGGACGGAACTCTCGGCTGTTGTTCATCACGGCATAGTAACTGCTTGTACCGATATTTACATAGCTGCCGCCAACAATCTTCACATACCCTCCGTAGATATTGACCGTATAGAGCGTACTGGTTTCATCGCCAACATTGATGGTTGTCCCATACAAGCTGAGTTTTGTCGGACTGACGCTGTTGGACATCTGATCTTTGCCGACTGCGATATTTGGGTTCCCGTAAGTACCGGTGCAGGTGATAACGGGGTATGTGCCGTATTTCACATTGTTGATCTGCAGGTTCGTAACCGTAACTTTGGATGCGTCTATTGTGCCGGTCGTGATGTTACCGGCGTTGATGGTGGTTTTGCCCGCCGTGCCGAGGGCGGAGATGGTCACATAGCCGGAGAGATCGATTTTATCCGCTACCAACTTGATGGCGCGATCCGTCATCGTAAAATTGGACGCCGAGGTACCTGATTTGATCAGCCAGTCAATTTTACCCGCCGTTTGTGTCAGGGAGGAGATGTTCCCCTCTGCCGTTTGAATACGAGTCTGAAAGCTGTTCACCGTCTGTGTGAGCGTAGAAACAGAGCCTTCCGCATTTTCGATCCGCGTATTGAACCTGCTGACCGTCTGGGACAGCGTGGATACAGACCCTTCTGCGTTTTCAATGCGGGTATCAAATCCACTAACAGTTTGCGTAAGGGACGAAAGCCCTCCCTCTATGGATTCGATTTTCGACTCCATCTTTCCGTTGGCGGCTCGGAACTCCTGTCGAATACCGTTTATGCGCTCCGTTTCCGCTGCCAGGAGGTTCGGCACATAATCTCCAACCTCGATACGGACGGTATGCGCATCAAAAGGATTGTAGCTCATGCCTACAATTCTCGTATCCGCTTCAATAGAAAGAGGGTGATATACGATGCGCACCTCGTCTCCTACGGAAAGCGGTGTACGTTTGAACAGCTGTATCTCATAAGCCTGCGTTTCTTTTCTGGAATCGTAGGTAGCGCAAAGCCCTGTCACATTTGTTCCGTCCATCAGGGCAATGCGTTCCAAGCTGCCGCGATGGGTCCGAATGTGAATCGTGTATCCACTGTATTCCAGTTCGCCTCCGCAGGCATCCGCAAACCGCATCAGTGCAGATCGGCGGTTCAGTGGGCTGCTGTCTGTAAAAGCGCATTCCACCATCGCTGTCGGCTCTACAACACCCACGGAGAACGGCGTTCCGGCAAGCAGCTCTGTCAATCCTTGCAGCGGCGCTCCTTCAAACACAAAGGTCACAAGGTTGTACCGTTCGCTGTTGAGCGTGTAAGAAATGTGTTCGCAGGATACGGTGCTGATCTCTATCCCAGATGTGAAGCCCCGCTTGACCCGTACAATATCGTAATACTGACCATCATACCGAACCGCCATGCCAGGCAGGAGCGGAACGCAGTTTTCCTGCAGGACAGTAAAGTCAAAGGTCAGCGTGCCGTCTAACTTGTCGCATATAGAAGCGGTGAGTACGTGAGAAATGGCTCGAATGACATGATCATTTTTGAGAATCTCAATCACATTCGCGCACCTCCTCAAACGGCTCCAAGATTGCGCACATAGGCCGCATTCTGTGTCCACTGAATTTCCGCCAGAATCCGTGCCAGCGTCGTACCGTCGATGGTGAGCGGAATGGTGACGTTAAATGCCTGCCCGCTGGACGTCCGCCCGACATCGGAAATCCCGGAAAGCGTTGTATCCATGTTGATGTGAGACGGAATGGCAGTCCGCAAATCTGCCGTCATGCCCTGCATGACAGAGGAAATGCCGTCTGCCAGATGCTCTGCCGAACGCACCGCTGTCTTTCCGTTTTTGTCGAGAGATCCGGCAAGACCTTCAACCAGCATCTCGCCAATCCAACCCATCTCCTTGGACGGGGACGCGATTCCAAAGAAGTCGCAGATGCCGTCCCAGATGGAGCTGATCCATCCGCTGACCTTATCCCAAAGCCACGAAGCAAGGGACTGAATGCCCTCCCACAGTCCGCGTACAAGGTTCGCGCCAACCTCTACGATTTTCGGAATGGACTCCGTAAAGGCGGTGACAATCCCCGCAATGATCTGCGGGACTGCCTTGACGATCTCCAGAATGATGGTGGGGAGGTTTTCAATGAGGGAGATAAACAGCGTCACGCCCGCCTCCACCAACTGAGGAATAGACGCCAGCAAAGCATCCACAATGGCGGTGATGATCTGGGGGAGGGCTGCGACAATGGTCTGAATGATTTCCGGTAGGTTCTGCACCAGAGATACCAACAGGTCGATACCCGCCTGCACGATCAGCGGTAGTCCTTCCAACAATGCCTTGACGATGCCGTCAATGATCTGAGGCAGGACCTCCACGATTGCTGCAATGATGTCCGGAAGAGCTTCCACCAGTGCGGTCAGAAGCTGGATGCCAGCCTCTATGATCTGCGGGATGCCTGAAATGAGGAAATCCACAATGCCCGTGATGATGGCAGGAAGGGATTCGATCAGCTGCGGCAGGGCATCCAGAAGTCCCTGCGCCAGACCGAGGATAAGTTGCAGTGCCGCATCCAGCAGGAGAGGAAGGTTGTCGATTAAGCCTTGCACGATGGTCGTAACGGCTTCCACGGCGGCGGGGATCAGCTGCGGCAGCGCGTCCGCAAGTCCCTGCACCAGCGACACGATCATCTGCGTCGCGGCGTCAATGAGCAGCGGCAGATTGTCGATGATCGCCTGCGTGATCGTCATCACCGCCTGCACCGCTGCGGGAATCAGCTGGGGCAGCAGCTCCAGAATGGTGGTCAGAAGCTGCGAAAAAAGCTGCGTCACAGTATCCAGCAGCGTGGGAAGCAGTTCTGCAATGGCTTCCAATAACGCCTTTGTCGCCGTGGGCAGCGCCTTTACGATATTCTCAATGACGGGAGTGATGTTGGAGATGACGTTTTTCAGCGCCTCCGCCATGTTCCCGCACAGCTGCTCCATATCGGCGTCCGCATTTCCGAAGCCGACGAGCAGGTTCTTTCCCGCCGCCTGCAAAGCGTTGATGGAACCGGAAATGGTATGCTCCGCTTCCTTTGCGGTCGTGCCGGTGATGTCCATGCTCGTCTGAATGACATGGATGGCGTCTACCACATCGGCATAGGATTCGAGGTTATAGTGGATGCCGGAGATCGCCTCGGCATCGGCCAGCAGCCGCTCCATTTCGGATTTCGTGCCGCCGTAGCCGAGCTTCAAGTTGTCCAGCATCGTGTAGTTCTGCTTGGCAAAGCCCTGATATGCCGACTGGATCATGGACATATCCGTACCCATCTTGTTGGCGTTGTCGGACATATCCGTAATTGCCATGTCGGCATATTTGACGGCCTTTTCGGTGTCGCCGCCAAGAGACTGGATCAGACTTGCGGAGAACGAGGTGACCGTCTCCATGTATTCGTTTGCAGACAAACCCGCTGTTTTATAGGCGTTTGCAGCGTAGCTTTGCAGCTCCTTGGAATTGTCCTTGAACAGCGTGTCCACGCCGCCCACCAGCTGCTCATAGTCGGCGTAGGCAGAGACGACTTCCTTGCCCAGCTTGACAGCGGCGGCCCCGGCAGCGGCAGCGACCGCGCCCATTGCCGTGCCAATGCCCTTGAGGACGCTGCCCAGCTTTTCAAACTTTTCGCCGGATTTTTTCGCTTTCTCTCCGGCGTCGTCGATCTTGCCGCCCATGTCCCCGGCGTTTTTTGCGGCGTCGTCCATTTCATCCGCCATCCTGGACACGGATTTTTCTGCGTCCGTATAACCATCGCTGGCTTCGGCGAGCGCGTCGTTGTTGGCTTTCAGTTCGCGCTCCATGTCGTTGAGGGCGGCTTCCGCGTTGTTCAGCTGGATCTGCCAGCTCTGGGTGCGGCGGTCGTTTTCCTCAAAGGACTCCGACGCATTTTTCAGCGCCTGCCGCAACACCTCGATCTTCTGCTTCTGCGCATCGATCTGCTTGTTCAAAACCTCCGACCGGGCGGCGACGGCCTGCATGGAGGTGTCGTTTTTACCGAACTCGGAGGACACCAGTTTCATCTCCGAGCCGAGGACCTTAAAGGACTGATTGATGTCCGCGATGGCCTTTTTGAACTCCTTTTCGCCATCAAGACCGATTTTTAATCCGAAATTATCCGCCATACTGCCGCCTCCTTTCCGCGCAGGTTATACGATGGGGTTTACAGTGATATACACCGTGCAGGGGGTGCCAGTGATTTTAAGGTAAGCGCCCGCTGCGGAGCTGCTGATGACCTCGCCGGGCATCACGGCATAAGAAAGATTTTTCCATAGACAGGAAAGATGAATCATTCCTCCAACCACTGAGGTCATTTCCACATCCGACGCCCTCGGAACGGAAACAGAGCCGTCCGGTCCGTATGCGGTAAAAGCTGTGGTCGTATGGTTGGAAACCGTAATGTCGGCGGGTTCGCTTTCTCCGCCTGCGGGCACACGCGCCAATAGATCAACCATGCTTGGCAAAAGAGCATCCCTGGGAACGCTCACGCCCTTGGCGGTAAGCCAGCTTTTGAAGGCAGCTTTCGCATCAACAAGCCGTTTGATTTCTTGCTCAATGCTCATATTCACCTCAGAACGCCGCGAGGGCTTCTTCAATATCCGCAGTCAGCGACACCGTACCGCCGGATGTGTAGCCTGCCGGAATGGTCACGCTGGTCGTGGTCAGACCGTCCATCGCAGCGGTGGCGCTGCCGTTGTCCGGCATGGAGCCGGTGACCTTTAAGCCGTTCACAAAGGCTGTCTTGCCGTCGAGGATATTCGCCGCCAGCGCATCCGCACCGGAGGTGTCTGCGAACGCATCCGGAATTGCCGCCACACTGACCTTGGTGAGAACTTTGCCCGTAGACGGCACAATGTCCTGCGCCGCTTTGGTCGGCGTGACCGTTTTTGTTTCCACTGCGACGGACACCTTGCCCGTGCCGCTGTGGTAGCCTTTCGGGATGGTATAGGAAGGCGTACTAGCGTCCAGTGATTTTGAGACAGTGCCATTGTTCGGCATTGTACCGGTTGTGACCTTACCATCCGCTGTTACAATCACTTTGCCTGTAAGTGTGTCCGCCGCGCCTGCCGTAACAGAAGATACATCTTGATACGCATCAGGGATTGGCGAAACGGTAACATCGGACAAACCGTAATATCCGCTGTCGGGCGTTACGGCTTGCTGTGCTTTTGTTGGCGATACTGTTTTACTTTGCAGCTTGTAGTTACCGCCGCCCGCCACACCGGAAACCGTACCGCTGCCGTTGTGGTAGCCTGCCGGTATGGTGTAGGTGTCGCCTTCCTGCACAGTCGCGGAGACAGCGCCCTGATTTGAGATGCCATCCACCGCCGAGGCGCAGTCGTCCAGTTTTGCAGTAGCTGTGACAAGACCTAATGCGATGAGTTTGGTTCTGATTTTGTTACGCGCAGTCTGCAAACGTGAGAGTTCTGTAGAAATGCTCATGAAATATTCTCCTTAAATAGTTTGAAGCAAGATTTCGATATTGCCGAGTTCCGTATGTACCGCCGCTGCGGTGATGGGGAGAGTGTTGTCCTCCTCCGCTTCATTCGCTACCTGCACGGCAAGACGTCCTTGTTTGTCCCACATGAGAGCGTGACCAAGTGAAAAGCTGCCGGCGGTTTGAACGGAAGTATTCAAGACGGCATCCAAACGTGCGTCCGCTGACAGAGCAGCTCTCAAATTAACATCCTCCGCATGAAGTTTTGCTGTGATTTTCATTTACAACGCCTCTCTGTGAAGCAGTTCTTTTGTAGGTACCGCAAGAACATCTGTCGCTGATACCGTGCCGTCAAGCATAACGCGCAGCTGTACTTTTGCCACGCGGTTGTCCGGAAGCGATAACGTCTCAGACTGCGTCAAACGAATACTGATTTCTTTTCCGTCTTCAGATATTTGCAGCTCCGGCAAGCTATGCAGAATACGGACATTCTCACAAACAAGACAGAATTCCGCAGCTGTGCAGTTTGATATGCTTCTGTCAAGTGACAGCGTCAGGGTTGGTGTTGTGCCGGGGATGATGCTCATGTGCTTCGCCTCCTTACAGTCCGGGCGGGATAATATCGTCGATGGAAAGCTCCCGCTTCGGCTTTGCCATGCCGAGGAACTGCCTGTGACATTCCCACAGGTCGAGGAGAAAACCGAACGGCGTCAGCCAGACCTCCTCGGAGGGAAGATGCAGCTGAGCCGTTCCGTAATAGAAAAGCCGGGTGAACAGTTCCTCGTCTGTTGAACTCATGGAACCTGAGTTCCCCGGCCATGCGCGTTTTTTGAATTGTTCTCGCTTTCCACATTCCGCTTCGTTCCCTTAAACATGGCCTCCATGATGGCGGATTTGTATTCCGCCAGTTCCAGAGGACTGGTGAGAAGCTCGACCGTCTCCTGCGTGAGAAGCTCCTGCTTGTTCTCCGGGGTGCGGAGATTGTGGATGAGCACGGACTGGTTTGCCAGCAGCGTAATGAGCCACACCAGCTCGTCCAGAGCCATCTCAAAGTTTTCAGACCGCATCAGCTTCTGACCCAGATTTTCCAGACCACCGTAGCGGCCTGCGATTTCCTTGGTGGCGCGGGTGGTGAGAATCAGCTCAAACTCCCGACCGCCGATGTTGATTTTTGCACTTCTGTCGTCCATAAAAACGCCTCCTTACACCTGTGCGAATGTCGGCTCATACACCTCTGTGTACCAGCCGCTGATAACCGATGCGGAAACTCCGGTGGAATCCTCGGACACCTCCGCCTTCCACGGGTGCTTGCCCTGACCGTCCAGCTTGTTGCGGCGCAGAACAGTGCCCTCAATGGTGGGGGTGGAGAACTCAATGCTTTCGCCCTTGGTGGTGAGGTTCGTCGCGGGGATGCCGAACTTGACCTTGTAAAGCCAGAAATAGCGGTATTTACCGTTGGACTTCTTCGCCCGGAAGCCGATAGCGACCGGGGCGCCGCCGTCCTCGGATGCGGAAATGAGCACCTTGTTGTCGTCTATTTTTGCGCCGGTGAGGTCCTGCGCCACCTGCACACCAATATCGTCAATGCCCAGCGTGAGTGTGCCGCTCTGGAACTCCTTCACGACCTCTGCCGCGCCATCGTCGGCATAGAGCGTTGCCTCGGCCAGTTCCACGGAAAGCTCCGCTGTCATGGCCTTGGCAAGCTGCGTCGGGGTGCCGTAGGTTTCTTCACCGTTGTCTCCCTCGGTGATTTTTGCGTAATAAAGTTTATCCAGACCAATGGTCGCCATTGTCATTCCTCCCAAACATAAGATTTCGCCACGTCAATGGCATAGTGGTGATAGCCGGTGTCGGTTTCATAGCCGATGTACCGGCGGTCCGTAATATAGAAATCCGCACCAAAAAATGTGCGGACAAGTCTGTTTTTCAGCTTGGTATAGCTGCCCTTTGTAAAGAGGGACAGCCGAACCTCCTGCGTGTCGATGTCCGGACGGTTATCCGCATGGAGGTCAAAGGTATCCGACAGCGGCGTCAGCACAAGGTAGGTGTCCGGCGCAGAATCGGAGAAGGCACCGGTTTCCACCGGCACGCCGCAGCTTTCCGCGATGGTATTCAGTTCCGACAGCAAGCTCATAGCTTTTCGACCTCCTCCTTGAGCGTCTGCTCCATGATGCGGATGCACTCCGCCTTTGATGCGGATTTGGCAGGCTTCAGAAACGGCTTTGCGGGCTGTCCGTGCTTGCCGTATTCCAGAACGTTGGCAATTTTTGCATTGCTGCCGCCATCCGAGCGCGGTTCGGAAAAGCCGATCTTGATGTCGTGGTTGCCCTCACGGTTCAGCTTGACGGGAGATAAGCCGAGCGACTGCACCAGTTCACCCGTGGAGCGCGAGTCGTACTTTGTCCCGCTGCCGATGACGGTGGCAAGATTGCTCCGCACCTTTGCCAGAACGACCTTGCCGCCAGCCTCCAGAACTTTTTCTGTAACCGCATCGGTGTCCTTACCCAGACGGGAGAGCTTTGTCAGAAACTCGTCCGGCAGTTTGAAATCAGCCTTTGCCAACAGTAGATTCACTCCTTTTCGCTAAAACCTCGATATACATTCCGCGACCCTTTACATTCTCGACAGAGGTGATATTAAATCGCTCTCCATCGCAGATGAGAAAATGTTCGGTAGTAATTGTCAGCCCCGGAATACACCGAAATCGGAACAGGTCGGTGGCTTCACTGAATGCAGCGAGGTTTGCCCAACGCTGACTGCCATGCCGACCTTCCCGGTAGATGCGAATGGACGCAAGGACTTCATCCTCGGAGTGGGTGAAGCCCTCGCTGTCCTTGACCTGCTTTGTTTTCACGATGTCGGCAAAACTGTTCATTTTTCCGAAGCTCATACCTGCCACCGCCTGTCCAAGCGGAGCAGCAGATTGACGGTGTTCCACACCTGCTGTGCCGCGCCCGTGTTATCCGCAAAGAAGCCGCCCGTGCTGCCATCCCGCGACTCATAGAAGTGGGATGCCAGCATGATAATCGCCTGCTCCGTGGTGGGCGGCATGGGCGCGTTCCGATATGTTCCCTCCGGGATGTGCTGATAACTCTCCGCGTATGAAACGGCGGCGGTGATGTAGCTTTTCAGCAAGGCATCATCCGCCGTGTGTTCCAGAATGAGGTTGGCTTTCACTTTGGTGAGCAGTTCATCCATCACCGCCGCCTCCTTTCATCAGGATGCCTTCATCTTCAACAGCTGGATGCCCTCCGGCAGAATGATCATGCCGTCCACGCGCTCGGTGGCGACAAAGCCGACCTGCCCGTTGGTGGAATACAGCTCGTTCAGACGCTGAACGGTTCTGCCGGTGCGGTCAGCGATCCAATAGCTCTGGAAATCGCCGAAGGCAATGGAGAGCGCACCTGCCGCCAGCGTGGGAGCATAGGGGCTGGTGTAGATCTCATAGCCGAGCAGCCGGTCCGGCTGACCCGCCTGCAGGGAGGGCTGCCACAGATACTGACCGTTGGAATCCTTCAGCTTACGCAGCGCAGAAACGGTGGCATCGTTCATCAGGAACTTGGCGTTCTTGCGGTACGGTGCTTTCAGCGCATAGATGAGGGAGATCACCTCGTCGGTGGTAACCGCGGTCGCACTGGCTGCGGTAACACCGACGGTGCCGCCGTTGGCGGTGAATAGACCGGTGGGCTGACCCGTGCCGGTGCCAACGCAGAAAGCCTGCTCCTCGGCAGCGCCGAAGGCATAGGCAAACTCACGGGCGATGTACTCCTCCAGATCGAAGGCACTATCGTCCAGAAGCTCAATGCTTACCTTCACAAGGTCGGTCAGCTTGTAGGCATCAATGATCTTCTGGGCGAAGGTGGGATTGCTCTCGGTGTATGCCGCGTTCTCAGCTGTCCACGCAGCGGTGGAATGGGTCGCCGCAACGGGAATCTTGCGCTCGTTATCGGTGGTGATGACCTTGCACAGACGGCGCATCACGTTTTCCTCTTTGAGCGTGTCCACGATGAAAGTCTCGAATTCCGTAGGTACAAGATAACCGCCGTTGGCGTCCACGCCAGCGGAGAGGACATTGTGGAGAAGCTGCTTGCCGCGCAGGTGTTGGCCGAAGTCCTCACGGTAAGCGTTCGACGCTCTGCCGGTCTTAACTTCGCCGTTCGCACTCTGGGGCTGACCGGTGAGAGGTGTGGACACAGGTTTTGCAAGCTCTGCCGCCATCGCGTCACGGCGTTCCATGCGTCTGACCTCGTTCGTGAGATCGTTCAGTTCCTTCTCCATGTTGGCATACACGGTATCGTCCTCGGAAGAGAGGACGCCCTTGTCATTGCGGTGGGTGTCGAGAAAGCCCTCCATCGTAGCCCACAGCTTGGCGCGCTTTTCGCGCAGTTCAACGATTGTCATATTGAAATACCTCCATATTAAATGTAGTTTTTGATGGTGTTCAGCTTGGCTCTGAGCTCGTCCACAGAGCGTCCCGTGCGCTCCGACACGGTAGGTTTGGGGTCGATAGCGCATTTTGCGGCGATCTTCTCCATGAGAGAGTTCACCACATTCGCCTTGGAATACAGCATGGAAACGGTGGGGGCAGCAATATTCTCGGTTTCCGTGCTTCGCTGCATAATTTCATCCGCAAAGCCCAGCTCCACAGCCTTGTTGGCGTCCATCCAGGTTTCCGCATCCATGAGGTGACTGAGTTTGGCACGGGAAAGGCCTGTCTTGATCTCGTAGGCGTTGATGATGGAATCTTTCACGCTGCCGAGCATCTTAATGGCTCTCTGCATCTCATCCGAATTGCCGAATGCCGCCGTCATGGGATTGTGAATCATAAGCATGGATACCGGGGACACCAGTACCTTCGTACCCGCCATGGCAATGACGGACGCTGCAGAGGCTGCAATGCCGTCGATCTTGACCGTCACATCGCCCTTGTAGTCCATGAGCATATTGTAGATTTGAGCCGCCGCCACACAGTCCCCACCGGGACTGTTGATCCACACGGTGATGTTGCCACTGCCGGACATGAGCTCGTCCTTGAAAAGCTGTGGGGTGACATCATCGTCAAACCAGCTTTCCTCGGCGATGGTTCCGTTCAGGAACAGCGTCCGTTCCGCCGTCTCCGTCTGGTTCTTCCAATTCCAGAATTTCTTCATCGGGTTCTTCCTCCTTTCCGTCATTGGTGGGTGTATCTGCAAAAGCTCCGGCATTTTTCAGCGGGAGCATATTGCCGTTGATGAGGTACAGGTCGCCACCGTCCTCTGCCGGGATGCGGTCGAGATTTTCCAGTTCCCGAATGTCATTTGCGGACATCCAGCCGTTCTGGCGGCCGATGGCGTACCCGTTCATGCGGCTCTGGTAATCGCCGCGGAGCAAGCCTTCCAGATTGAATTTCACGAAGTACTTCTTTTTCTCGTCCTCGGAAAACAGGGAGCGCATGATGGATTGCTCCCAACGAACGACCCATGGGTCAAGGGTGTATTTCACGAACTCAAGGGATTGCTGCTCAATATTAGAAAAGCTCGACTTTTCCAGATCGCCCACCATGTGCGGTGGGACTCGGAAAATTCGAGCGATCTCATTGATTTGGAATTTTCGTGTTTCGAGAAACTGCGCCTGCTCCGGCGAGATGCCGATGGGCGTGTATTTCATGCCTTCTTCCAGCACAGCAATCTTGTTTGCATTGCCGCTGCCACCGAAGGTGGACTGCCAGCTCTCACGCACACGCTGCGGGTCTTTAATCGTGCCGGGGTGTTCCAGCACACCGCCCGGCGCGGCACCGTTGGCGAAGAATTTTGCACCATATTCCTCGCAGGCAATCGCCATGCCGATGGCGTTCTTTGCCATAGCGATGGGACTATAGCCGACCAAGCCGTCAAAGCCGAGTCCGGGAATGTGCAGCACATCCGAGGGAAGCAGCGTTACGGCGAACTCTTTATCCCGGATGGCTTCGTCCTGTCCGCGGTAATAGGTGTAGTACAGCCGTCCGTCCTCGTCTCTGTCCACCGACATCTTGTTCGGCATCAAGGGATAGAGGGCAATGACCTCATTTTTACCGTTGCGGATGATTTGCGCATAGGCGTTGCCCCAAAGGAGCAGGTGCGTCATGAGCGTTTCCCGAAACACAAAGGAACTCATTTCCGGGTTTGGCTCATCGTGGAGCAAGCGGTAGAGCGGATGGTCGAGTGCCATTGCCTTGCCGCCGCTGTCGGTGTATTTATAAAGGTGAAGCGGCAGTCCCGCTACCGCTTCGGACAGAATACGGACGCAGGAATACACGGCTGTCATCTGCATTGCCGAGCGCTCCGTTACTGCTTTGCCAGAGGTCGTGCCGCCCATGAAAAAGGCATAGTTGCTGCCCGATGTGCGGTCTTGAGGCTTGCCCCTGGATTTGAATAGTCCGCTGAAAATACCCATACCACATCACCGTCCTTTCATAAAAATAAAAGACCACGAGTGTCGTAGACGCTCTCGGTCGTATCGTTGCCGCACCGGATGGCACGGTCCAAGGCCATGACAGTTGCCACGGCACCGTCGATTTTCTCTGTAGACTTTTCCTTGTCTGGCTTGATGTTACCGGCGGGATCGGTGCGGATATAGATGTTGTCCATCATCCAGCGGAGCACCGGATGGCCGCCGTGGGCGATGCGTTCCTCCAAGACCAGCTTCATCAGCTCTTTGGTCGGAGGGCTCATGTCCTTGAAGCCCTGTCCGAAGGGAACGACCGTAAAGCCCATGCCTTCAAGGTTCTGGACCATCTGCACGGCTCCCCAGCGGTCAAAGGCGATCTCACGAATGTTGAAGCGTTCGCCCAGCTGCTCGATGAATTTTTCGATATAGCCGTAATGGACCACGTTGCCTTCGGTAGTTTGCAGGAAACCTTGGCGTTCCCACACATCGTAAGGGACGTGATCCCGGCTGACCCTCTGTCCCATGTTTTCTTCCGGTATCCAGAAGTACGGCAGGATCACATACTTGTCGTCTTCGTCCAGCGGAGGAAAGACCAGCACGAAAGCTGTAATATCCGTGGTGGACGAGAGGTCCAGACCGCCGTAGCAGACTCGGCCTTCGAGATCGTCTTCGCTGGTGGCAAAAGCACAGCGATCCCATTTCTCCATCGGCATCCATCGCACAGCTTGCTTGACCCACTGGTTGAGTCTGAGCTGCCGAAAGGAGTTCTCCTCGGCAGGGTTTTGCTTTGCGGACTCACAGGCGGCCTTAACCTTGTCGATGCCGACCGTGATACCGAGCGAGGGATTCGCCTTCTTCCAGACCTTCGGGTCCGTCCAGTCGTCATTTTCATCGGCACCGTAGATGACCGGGTAAAAGGTCGGGTCAATCTTGCGGCCCTCGATGATGTCCTTCGCTTTCTGGTGCGTTTCGTAGCAGATGGATTTGGTGTCCGTACCGGCTGTGGTTATAAGGAAGTAAAGCGGCTGCATACGAGCATCACCGGAGCCCTTGGTCATAACATCAAAGAGCTTCCGGTTGGGCTGGGTGTGCAGCTCGTCGAACACCACGCCGTGGATGTTGAAGCCGTGCTTCGAGTAGGCCTCCGCCGAAAGCACCTGATAAAAGCTGTTCGTCGGCAGGTAAACGATCCGCTTTGTGGCCGTCAGGATTTTGACTCTGCGGTTGAGGGCCGGACACATTCGGACCATATCGGCTGCGACCTCAAAAACAATCGAGGCTTGCTGCCTATCCGCAGCGCAGCCGTAGACCTCCGCACGTTCCTCACCGTCACCGCACGTGAGCAGGAGCGCGACAGCAGCCGCAAGCTCCGATTTGCCCATCTTCTTGGGTATCTCAATGTAGGCGGTGTTGAACTGCCGGTATCCGTTGGGCTTGATGATGCCGAAGATGTCCCGGATGATCTGCTCCTGCCAGTCGATCAGCGTGAAGGGCTTTCCGGCCCATGTGCCTTTGGTGTGACAGAGGCACCCGATGAACGAGACAGCGTAGTCGGCCCTTGCCTTATCGTAGACGGAGTCCTTCGCTTTGAACTTCGTCGGTGTGTATTTCTTCATTCGCCTCAAGTGTTATCACCTCCCA